GCGAGGAACACGCCGGTCAGCGCCATCAGGATGTCAGGGTGGGTGGGCAGCGCCCATTTCATCACGGCGTTGATCAGATGCGCGACAATCAGTGTCCAGAGCCAGAAGAGGCCCAGTAGGATCATCCAGCCGGGGCGCCACACCCAGGCGATCCAGTGCTCCTTCTTCAGCTCGGCCTGCTGCAGGGCATACTGGCCCTCCAGGCCTTGCGCATAGAGCGAGATCAGCTCCGGGGCCATCGCTTCGACATCGACCATGGCCGCGCCGACCAGATCCGGCATGTCAGCAGCGGCATCCTCGAGCGCTGCAATCTCGACACCCGCACCACCCGCGATGCGGGTCAGGACATCCTCGGCCAGTTCAGCGCCGCGCGGCCCGATCTTGTCGGCCAGGATCCGTTTGACGATGGGCGTCCCGAACTGGGCCGCCAGGGAAATCAGGGCGGGGGTCATCTCAACCCTCCTCGCCAGGAGCCGAGGTCGAAACCTCGATCTCATGCCACGCCTGCCCAGCCGCAACCAGGCATCCGATCCCGGCTTCGTTGACGATGGTGATCGTGAAGGTGCGGCGATCTGGATCGCCATAAATGACCACCCGGCTGCCATTGGTGATCCCCATCCAGACAGGACGCTCGCCATAGACCTCGCTGAGGCGGCCTTCATACGTCGCCACCGGCGCACATCGGGTCGATTGGGCAGACGCCTTGTCCACCGCCGCAAACAGCAGAACGAAGATGGCGAGACTGATCGTCAAGACGGCCAGCATTAGGTAATTCAGGGCGGTGCGGATCATGTCAGAAACTCCTTAGGTAGGTGGCCGCGCCGGGTGCGAAGCCTTGGATTTTGGCAGCGATGACATCGCGGTAATCGGTGCCGGTCTTGCCCAACCAGGCGAGACCGAGAACGGCCAACCCCCAGCCGACCATGTCGGGCGGCAACCCGGCCAGCAGATCCTCGACGCCCATGGTCGGAGCGCCGACGGCCGCGCCACCACCGGCAGCGACGATTGCGGCCGGGGCGGCCGGTGCGGTGCGCGCGTCGATCCGGCGCTGCAGGGTGGAGATCGTGGCGGCCCCGATGATGCCGTCGACGGTCAGACCGTGATCGCGTTGAAACTGGCGAACCACATGCTCGACGATGCTCCCAGCGGTATCTCCGGGGTCATATCCAAGCTTGGTCAGCTGTTCGCGGATCCGTGTAATGTCGGCCCGACTGTGACGCACCACGATGCGCGCAAAACCAGAAGGCGGGCGGGATCTTTCGACAACTCCGTGATAGACCCCATCGAGGATCAGATCGGCCTCTTCCCCCCGTCGACGAACGAGACCGGGCAGGACCCGGCCTCCGGCCTTCTTCCAGAGCCCCAGGCGGCGGCGCACCTCGTCGCGCTGGCCTGCGGCCCAGGCCTTGACCCAACTGGCCTTGTGGATGGCACCGGTGTTGAAGTCGAAGCTGACGTCCCCGTCAAATTCGTGCTGGGCGGCACCGGGCATGGCGTCGAGGACGCGGGGCTCGTAATTGCGCTCGAGCGCCTGGTCCAGAAGCCGTGTCGCCTCCGTGCGGGTCAGCACCATGCCCGCTTTCGGGGTCACGACGCCCGACATCTTGGTCAGACCGGCCCCGATCGTCCAGATCCCCACCGGGTCGCGATACGCCCTCAGTACGACGCCCTCATGCAGCTCCAGAAACCGAATACCGTTCGTGCTCGTCCGCATGCCGCCCTCCAATGACCAGATAACCGGAGCCGGGTCCGGGTGCGGTCAGGATCGCAGATCGGGACCGGCGAAGCGGCCCCCAAGCTGAGGAGGGTTATTGGTCGAAGAGATCTGGCTGGTAGGGGTCGGGCAGACGGGTCCGAACGGCAACCGCGGGCAGGTGTTGTGCGATGTGGGCACGGTACTCGCGGACGGTCTGATCCGTGATCCGCAACAGCCGCGCGATCTCGTTCGTGCCCCGGCCGCGCAGGAGCAGCTGCTTGGCCACCCATTCATTTGCCAGCGGAATGCGGCGCGGCACCAGGTGGGCATTCTCGATCAGGCGCTGAGCCCGATCGGGGCCGACCAGCTCCAAGACGGCGGAATTGCGATTGAACGAGTGCATCGGCAGCTTCAGCTCGGTTCCGCCGAAGCGGATCAGGAACCGGGCCGCCATGCCGACGCCCAGGGCATCGACCAGGGGCGCGATGTTCGCGGGCGTCGGGATCGGGTTGCTGTGTTCGCCGGGACGGGTCACTCTGATCGATCTCCCCGGCGGCGTCGGCGGCGATTGCCGATCTTGAGGTCGGGACGGTTGCTGTGGGTCACCGTGACGACGGCGTCGCCCTCGATCCGATACGTCAGGCCACCCGCGCGCACCCCGCTCGAGCCGGGATGATCCTCCGCACCCTCTACGATCTGCCCGATCTTGGCGCGTCGCGCATCCATATCCATGCCCTCGGCCCGCTGGAGATAGCGGACAATGGCATGGTCGGTGATATGGAGGCGGGGCTTTTTCACGAGGGTCAGTGCATGCGCGACGGGCGGCTCGGCTGATCTGACCCGATTTGCGCCTGAACCATCGGATGCATCTGAAAACAGGCTGTCGGCTGGGCGATCATGCAGCTGACCATTTGCCCGGCAGGCTGAACGCCGCGCATCCGGACAACACGCGCGATCGCCAGATGCACCATGAAACTAGCTCGCATCAGGCTGCGCTCTGGGGTGCCATCGTCGGGGAATTGCTCCAGGGCGCTCAGCAGCTGCTCCTCGAGCGCGAGCGCGTCCTGCGTGAGGGCTTCGGTGCTTTTGGTCATCGGGCGTGGTCCTCCCAGTTGAAGTCGATGTCGCGCCGCTGGCCCCAGCTCTTGAGGGCCTGGATGACGGCGTCGATCTGTTCGTGATTGCGCATCTGGTCGACATCGATCGGGACGCTCTCCCAGTGGGCCTCGAAGCGGGACCGGATGAAGGCATTGAGACCGTCCCGACCCGGACGCTTGAGAGCGCCCGCCTCACCGAGCTTCTTCCAAAGGACATGGATCAGACGCAGATCGGAGCGCGGGGCGAGTGGTCGTTTTCCAGGGCCCTTCGAAGCGCCTTCAAACGGCGTGAAACCATCCTCTTTGAGGCGGCCCAGAACCTGTATTAACTCCGGCTCGGTCATCTCGGACATGGAGGCCTTGCCGGTGACCGCAAGTTGAAGTTCCCGCCGCGCATCCTGATCCAGGCCCAGCTCCTTACATCCGACATGTATTGTCTGTTGCAGGGAGCGGCTCATTGGGTGTCCTCTTCCGACATCAGCTTAGTGATCTGTGCGGCGAGTGCTTTGGCCCGATATGCAATCCTCTCCACTGGGACCCCGAATGATTTGGCCATCCTGGGATAATCGGATGGATCCGCCTTGATGATCTCATCGTCTTGCAGGCCCGTGAACGTGAGCCTGCGGCTAGATCGCTTCAGGGCGGCGCCGACCCCACCCGATACCGGGCCGTCAGGATCGATGTCGCGCGAAGTCTTGAGCGTAGCCTTCGGCGTCTTCCCCTTATGTTTTCCGGCCTTGACGGCCGCGCCCCATTTGGCGCGCAGAGATGGAAAGGGCAGGTCGAGCGAGGCAGCGACCTCCTTGACGGTCTGACCTCCGGCAACCCTGTCCAGGGCCGTCACCCAGATCGGGTCGTCGGGCGCGGGCTTCTTGGGGTCGTTGTCCTCGGCGCTTGCGGCCTTGACGGTTGCCATCTTGGCCGCAGTCTCACGCGCCAGTTGATCCTTCCGAGCAACGGCTCGCTCAGTGGCGGGATCCGGTGGTGCGTCGGTCGCCGATGCCTCGTCAGCCGCCTCAGCTTGAACCACTGCCTCTACCATATTGGCCAGCGCCTCAGCGGTCGCAGGGGGCAGATCCTGGGCGGGTCGGCCGTCAGTCGTCACGCTGGCGGAGACCCGCGGCTCCGCAGTCGCCTCCACGGGCTGGCCGGTGGTCAGATCGAACTCTTCCAGCGCCTCGTCCAGAACCGCCTCGGCGTCACCGCGCCACCGCTCAAAGGCAGAGACGCCGAACGTCGGATCGCCGCTAACCGCGACGTCGCCCTTCAGGAGGGCGTCATAGAAGAGGTCGGCGTGGAACCGGTCGGGGAAGGTGCCGAGGACCTCGGGTACCAGCTCGATGACCTCATGCTCACCATAGCGGTTTTCGCGGATCCCGAATTGAGTTTGATCTGTCACTAGTCTTCCTCCTGGTTCAAAGGTAGGGAAAAAGGGGCAGGCCGGCTGCCCTGGCGGCTCTGGCTTTCTTGGTGCGCGGCTGGTACCCGAACGGGACCAGGTGCTCGCGCCGCGCCGCCTGCCATGCCTTGCGCGGCCAGCTGCACCCTCCCCAGCCGGGTCGCGCCGCATCCACAACCTTCTTGCGCTCCTTGAGCGGCATGTCGGTCGGCAGATCGCGGGTGGCCTCGGCGATGATCGCGGCAGCGCGCTGTTTCCAGGTCATAGCTTCGCGATGTCCAACGATACCGGCCGCCACTTCGCTTCGGGAAACTCCCGTCTGTAACACCGTGCATAGATCGTCGATCCGACGATGCGCATGGCATCGCGGATCGCATCCTGTCCGCGTTGCCAGCGCGGATCGTCGCTCTGACGGCGCAACAGCATGAAGATCAGCGACCGGTTTATGGTGCCTTCCTTGTCGGTGTTGAAAGCGTCAGTGACGAGGGCGCGAATTTCGGCCCGAGCGTCTGCAGACCATTCCATCAGGCATTCGTCAAACAGCGCCTTTGCGGCCTGCAGTTCCGGCCCGAAGGCGATCCGATCGGCTACCTGCACCTGAACCTTGTAGAGGCCGTCGAAGGACATCAGGGTCATGTTTCCCTTTTTGCCGCCGAGCTTGGCGTCGTACTCTTGGGCCAACAGTGCTTCCAGCGCGCCGATGTCATCGAACAGATGCTCTTTGAAGCGTGCTAACTGTTCGCTCAAGGCAACGGCGAAACCCATGATCTTGCGAACCGTTTCGTCCTCCAGCTTTTGCTGGGGCGGAATGCCTTCTAGCGGCTCATAACCCCATTTGGGGGTCCGCATGTAGGGCTTGCCGTTGATGGTGAAGATGCCATCGGGGATCTCGACGGGTTTGAACGCGCTCACGTCGTCTCCTCCACGTCCGCCTCGATGGCATCGGCCAGATCGCGAAGGAACTTCGAGACTTGGGCATCATATGGCATGCCCTTCGCGACATCAGCGATAAAGGCTTCGTCTCGATCCGCCGCAATTGTCTGAAGACACAAGGTGGTCTCACCTGCGTCGCCCAACATAGCTCGGCCAATGTCAGTGCCGCAAAGGCGAGTTGTCATGGTGATCATGGGGTAGTTCTCCTCGTCGTGAATATCGGGGTTTCGTTTACGCTTTGGGGATCGGGCGCCGGGATCAGGACGCCGGTCATAACGAGGGTCAGGGCCATCGCCTCGATCTCGTCCATGGTGCAGAGCGTGGTGCCGCGCGGGCCTTGCGCGTCGATCTTCGCGACGGCCGAGCGGGCGAGGCCCATCATCTCCTCGGTGCTCCAGCGCAGATCGCGGGGTGCGCGGGGCTCAAGCTCTTTTTTGATACCCTGGGCGATTGCTTCAGACAGTCTTTCAACCGTGGTCATACTAGGTCCTCCCGGTCGTCTAGAATGGCGTCAATCAGATCATCACGAGCAATCTGATGGAGCAGGCGATGCGCTAGGACGCGAGGAGAAAGACCGCGCTCGAGAGCGGCGGACTTCAGTGCGTTCAGAGTTCTTCCGTGGATTGCGACTTCAGGGTCGCTACACGCTGATCCGCTTAAGGCCCGATCAGGCAAATCAAGATTTGCGGACCTCGCCCTGGTGAGAAGGGCACTTGCCGATTGAGTTCTGATACCCATTAACGCTGCGATCGTCTGGACAGAGGCACCCTTTCGCGCGAGGTCCGCTGCCTCCTTTGTTCGTGGACCCGCCAGTCTGGTGATCCTCATCCATCGTCCTCCTCATCGGTGCGGTAGCGCGGACAATTCCGGCAGGCCTGGGCCATCATCACCTTGAGCGGGACGGCCGAGTGCGGGCCCTTGGCGGCGCGTCGGTGGCGCAGGCAGTCTTCCGACCTGATCGGACCGAGGGCAGGGCAGTTGACCACCGTCGGCAAGACTACGTCGCGCAGCGTGGCTTCGACCTTGGCCATGTTTCCGGCATAGCTTTTGCGGATGACCTGGCTGATCACTGAACCGGAATACCCGGCGCGGGCGGCGATCTTGTTCTGCGACGAGCCGGGCTCTTCGCAGGCTCGGACCAGCGCTTCGATCCAGTCAGGAACCACGCCCCAGGCTTCCCGGGCCACGATCATTCTCGAGGGTTTCGCGTTCATAGGTTGGTGCCCTCCACATAGACTGCGCGATCCTCGTTCAGATCGATGATCACCATCCGCCTTTTCGGCGTCGGGGGCAGGGGCCCGGTGTTGCGGATCAGCCGGTACCGCGCGGACCGTTTGCCCTCGATATGCTTGCGCAGGACGCGCAGATAACCCGCCTTGGTCAGGCGCTGGCAATAGGTGCGGATATCGCGCAGCGTGACCGCGTTCTCCGGCGCCATGAGGCTTGCCAGCAGGTCATCGGGCGTGAACTCGCCATGCACCCGCATCGTGGTCCAGATCTTGCCCTCCACGCCCTGCCGGAGCGCTTTGTGCAGCGCTTCGGCCTGGCTCGGGTCCATGATGGTGTAGTACGGCGTCATACCAATCCGGCCGATCGGCTTGAGCGCGCGCGTATGCCGCAACCGGTTCCAAAATTGATTGAGCGCCTGTTGGCTGCTGCTGTGAACGTTACGCAGCTCTGATAGTGAGACCTTTGGGTGTACATTCAGATAGGCCCAGATCTCGTGCTCGAGGTCGGTGCTTAGTGCGTAGGGAGGCTTGATCATTGGTACCCCCTGCGCGGCGCCGGAGCCTCACCGCGATGGAACGGTGCGTCTCCCCAATCGTCCATCGACATCGTATCTGCGCCGAGCAGTCGGCTTTGCTCGAGCACATAGCTGAGGTCGATGCTGATACGCCGGGCCGACCCCTTGCAGTTCTTGATTATCCGCTCCAGCAGCGCATCCTCGAGCGTAACACCGGGGCAGTAGATATTGGCCAGCAGCTGGGCATCTGTTAGATCTGCGAACTCGGCGCGGACCCATGAAGCAATCCGCCCATCCACCAACTCGTACCGTTTTATCGACTGGGGGAGGTTCTCCATGCCGATCAGGATGACCGGCGCGGCCGAGCCATCATGCATATCGCGGATAATCTCTATCATGCCTTTGGAGACCGCATAGTCGGCCTCGTCAACGATCAGCGTTCGCCCCGCCACTGAAAGCCCTTCGTTGACCTGACGCATCATCCGGGCGCGCGTTCCCTGAGGCACAATGCTCAGTTCGTCGAGGATGCTCTCCATCAAAGTGGTCGCTGTCCAGAGCCGCTGCACCGAGACATGGATCGCATCGTAATGCGCCGCCAAATGGCTTGCCTCATAGGTTTTC